AGAAGAGCTACTGTGCGCGCTCTGGCGGCATCAAAGGCACGAAGGACAGAACGAGTGCGAACTACTGGTCCCGCAAGATGTGGGACTGTTGATGATTTTGGAAGCGTCACGGCGATTAGGTTTGGCGGGTAAAATTTCTGAGGGAATACCCGCGCTATCGGGTCCGCCACACCATGACGGTGCCACTACTCCACGCAGAGCGAAGGAGCCTATGAGTCAAAGCGATAGGGTGGATCTTCGGAGTCTCACCCAAGCTGCGCTTCCAAACCTTTTTGGGGCTTGATGATGATTGTGAACTTGAGCCCTTTGGAGATTGATTTTCTATTGCGGGAGCTGGCAGCGAACCAGGGGATGATTTCCCCAAGCGCGAGTATCCCGGCCTGGTACCGCCACAGCATTCAGGAGACGTTGCGGGATGCGCTCTTAGCGGACAGGAAGGAGCGCTGGGCCTTATCAGACAAACGCCATCAGGAGTTGTTGGATGCAGAAAAAGAAGGGCTTGTACGCGAATATACACGCCAAGCGGAAGCGAATCAAAGCAGGCTCCAAGGAGCGTATGCGCAAACCGGGGTCGAAGGGGGCACCGACAGCAAAAGCCTTTAGGGACAGTGCCAAGACTGCCAAACGTACCAAGCGAAAGGGGAAGTGATGCCAGGAATGACCAAGAAACCGTTCAAGGTTTGTGCGAAGTGCCCTTCACCGGGCAAGTGTAAGGCCGCAGGGCGCTGTCTCAAGAAGTACGGGCCCACCAAAAAGAAATGACACGCAACGAAGAGGCGGACGCCTACGTTCAGCAGCAATGGCTGGAAGAGGTCGATGAGGTTCTGAAGTTACGGGACTTGTACGAAGAGACACGGCGCACCAGGGCCTTTGACTTCTATGAGCCCTACCCGTTTCAGTTGCGCTTCCATGAAGCCTTGGACGATCAGGGCAACCGGGCGCGGCAGCGTTGTTTGATGGCCGGGAACAAGACGGGGAAGACCTACTCCGGGGCAATGGAGGTGGCCTATCACCTGACGGGGATTTACCCGGACTGGTGGAAGGGTGTGCGCTTTGAGAGGCCAATTCAAGCCTGGTGTGCAGGCAAGAGCCACTACGCCACCCGCGACATCGTGCAGGCGGAGTTGTTGGGCGAGTCAGGCGATCCCGATGCGTTTGGGACCGGCGCGATTCCACGAGACTTGATTATCAAGACAGAGCGCAACCCCGGCGTGCCGAATGCGATTGGCTTTGCGTTGATAAAGCATGTCAGTGGTCGCAACAGCCGCTTACAGTTCAAGAGTTATGATTCGGGTCCAGCGGCCTGGATGGGGGTAGCAGTGGACTATGTCTGGCTGGATGAGGAGCCACCCCAGGAGATTTATAGCCAGGCGCTGCGTTCTACGCTGAAGTCTGGGGGTCCGGTAGCATTGACCTTTACGCCAGAGAATGGCGTCACCGGCGTAGTGGGCATGTTTTTAAACGAGCGCAAGGCAGGTCAGTCGTTGATTCAGGCGACCTGGGATGATGCGCCCCACCTGAGTTTGGAGGTACGCGAAGAGATCCTGGCAGCGTTGCCTCCGCATGAGCGGTTGATGCGCTCCAAGGGCATCCCGATGCTGGGTTCAGGGCAAGTGTTCCCGGTACCGGAAGACAACATCAGTTGCCCGGCCTTTTCGATTCCAGAGCATTGGGCGCGGATTGCGGGAATTGATTTTGGCTTCGACCACCCTACGGCCTGTGTCTGGCTGGCTCATGACCGGGACACCGACACGGTCTATCTCTATGACGCCTATCGGGAGAAGGGCTCTGGGATGTTGCAGCACGCCGAGGCGATCAAGCACAGAGGCCCCTGGATTCCGGTAGCCTGGCCGCATGACGGCAGTATCCACGACAAGGGTAGTGGCGAAGCCTTGGCAACACAGTACCGGCGGGCAGGGATTCGCTTTCTGGGAAGCCACTTCACGAACCCGGAAGGCGGGATTGCGGTGGAGCCGGGGATCATGGCGCTACTCACGCGGATGCAGACGGGGCGCTTCAAGGTCTTCAACCATCTCGACACCTGGTTTCAGGAATTTCGGATGTACCACCGCAAGGACGGCAAGATTGTGCGCAAGAGCGATGACTTGATGTCGGCCACCCGATATGCCGCACAGAGCCTCAGATACGCCATCACAAACAGTTTTCAGCCCAGACCTTCTGTTGCCGTGGGCAGTCTCTCAGACGGCACCTTCGACCCCTTTGACTTCTGGGTCAAACACCCCACCCCGGAAAGCTATGGCACGCTCAATTGACTTCAACCCCAGAGCCACGCTCGGCCAGCGTCAGCGTGAGTTTCAGCAACTGCAGGGATCGGGACGCTCCGCACAGGAAGCGTATCAGAAGCTCTACCCGGACTACCAGACCGCCTACGATCAGGCGGTGGCCTTTCAGGATACTGTACAAGCCGCCTATGACGCTTTTCAGGCGAACAAGACCCAGGCCAACCTTGACAGCTACAACGCCTTGAGCGCTCAGTACAGCCAGTTGCAGACCAACTACCGGCAGTATGAGCCACAGCTTCAGGAGCTGCAGGCGACAATGGCGGGAGCCTCTACACGCTTGCAGGAGATTGAAGGCGAGTTACCGGAGCTGCAACGATCCCTACAGATTGACCGCGAAGCGCCGAAGCGTCAGGTCCGTGAGCGCAGTGGCACTTCCATTCTGACCCGTGGCACCAGGAGGGCAGGCTCGGTTCGATGATTCAAAAGTGTACCCTTGCCGATGTGGATGCCCTGATGGCGGATTTGCGCAATATGCACACCGAGATGGCACCCTTTGGCAACCTGGATGAGGCCAAGTGTGTGGCCTTTCTATCAGACAGTATTGAACATCATGTGGTCCTGAAAGCGACCGACGGCCCCCACCTGTTGGGGCACATGGGCCTACGCGCAGAAAGCCACTGGTACACGAATGATGCGGCTCTCTACGAATACTATGTGTACGTCAACCCAGAACACCGCAAGACCCGCACCGCCTTTGAACTCTACAAGGTCGCCAAGGGGGTAGCACAGGAAACCAGGCTGCCGTTTTTTTATGGCACCTTCCGCAAGCCAGAGTCTGATTTTGAGCGAGTCAACAAGTTCCTGAAACGCCAAGGGGGGCAACAGATTGGATCACAATATTTTATAGGAGCAACGTAATGGCAACGAAGTATTTCCCTGTTGGGTATGGAAGGATTTACGATTCAAGTAAAAATTATACGGAACAACAATTACGGGATTTAGCGACCACACCGACAGGTGAATATGACGAGGGGATTTACAATACAATCAAAAGTTTTGAACAAGAAAAGACAGAGACACAGGTACTAGGGGTCACTCCTTCGATTAATGTAGTAGGCCAGGATTCAAACCCATACCAAGGAAGTTCCGGTGGCAAGGGTAGCCCAAGCATCAACATCCCCACACCGAACCTGGACCAGGATCTTGCGGCCCCTGTGGTCGAAGCAATCCAGGACATCAATGTACCTAGACCGAACACCGACCAGGACTTAACGAGGATCAGTGTCCGGGGGTTGCAGGAATCTGCAGTTGAACAAGGGACACAGTTACAGCAGGAAGCGATCAATACGGGCACAAAGATCCAGGAAACCGTAGTCCAGGCAGGTAGCAATCTGCAGGAAGCGGCAGTGCAAGCAGGTGCTTCGATTTCAGGCGGACAGAGCAATCCAACCCTGGAAAATGCTGCGGAGCAGGTAACGACCTATGTAGAAGACAAGGTAATTCCTGCGGTAGCCACAGGCATTGGTGATGTAACTGGGGTCAATCCTGTTTCACAGATTTTGACAGATGCGGTTTATCAATTTGAAAAACTGACCCCCAGCATTGAGATGTTAGGCTCTTTCGACTTGGCGGGTGGTGGATCTGTGCAGGACACTTCTGACCCGATGCCGAATGCGACTTTGGACGCCAACGCCCCGAATCTAGGCGATGACAAGGTCTTCAGTGATCTGGAAACCGGCACAGGCAAGGGCTCTCAGATGTCTGAAGAGGAGCGTCTACGCCGCATCCGCCGCCTGCTGACCAACCGCTATGGCCGTGAAAAGACCATTCTAGGAGGCCCAGGCGATACGACCAGCCGCCGCAGGTATGCCGTATGAACGAGTTAGCCAGCACTTTGGTGCAGGAATACGAAGCGCTGAAGTCGGAGCGCGGCAACTGGGAAAACATGTGGCAGGACATTGCCGAGTTGATGATCCCAAGGCGTGCCGACTTCACCAACCGCTACCGCGCACCGGGGGAGCAGCGGCGTGACCGGATCTACGAAAGTTCTGCCGTCCGGGCCTTGGTCCGCGCAGCCTCTGGGTTGCACAACACGCTGACGAGTTCTACCGTTCCCTGGTTTGCCTTGGAAACCGAAGACCGCGAGTTAATGAAAAACCGGCAGGTACAGCTCTGGCTGGAAGACGCTACCCGCCGCTGCAACGGGATCTTCAATGCTCCCCGCAGTGGCTTTCACCAAAGCGCCCACGAGTTCTACCTGGACCTGTTGGCCTTTGGCACGGGCTGCATGTATGTGACGCAGGAGCCGGGCATGGGGCCTGTGTTCAAGTCTTACTTTCTGGGCCACACCTACATCGCCGAAAACAAAACGGGCATGGTGGACAGCGTCTACCGGCGCTTCGATGACACCGCCAGAAGCCTCTACCGCCAGTTTGGCAACAAGCTCCCCGATGAGATCATAAAGGCTGCCGACAAGGAGCCGTTCCAGCGCTTTGAGTTGTTGCATGTGGTCCGCCCCCGTTTGAATGCACCGGGCAAGACATCTAAGCAGAAACCCTTCCTGTCGATCTACATCCACCCGGAGAGCCGCAAGGTGGTGCAGGAGGGCGGCTTTGAAGAGATGCCCTACATTGTCAGCCGCTGGCAAAAGAATTCGATGGAAGTCTATGGGCGAGGCCCTGGGG